GAGTTGCCTAAGTTGGGACTCCACAACCACTCGCTTACATAAGGAGAAAAATATGATTACGAGTCTAGGTATCGAAAAGTTTTGGGATCACATTAACGAAATTGAACGAAATATTGACGCAGGAACAAGTTTCCCACCTTACAACATTATTCGTCATGACGAAGAAAACGCAACCGTAGAGTTTGCAGTAGCGGGGTATAAGAAAGATGATATTGAAATTGTTGTTCATCCCCATCCTCAAAACTATAAGGTTTTGGAAGTTAGTTCTGATCGTGAACCTACCGAAGAGGAAGCCACTTACGAGCATCGAGGAATCGCTGGTCGCAGTTTCCGCTCTCGACTCCCTCTCACCGAAGATTGGAACGTCACAGGAGCATACTGCGAAGACGGAATCCTCTATGTGAATCTACATAAAATTATTCCAGACGAAAAGAAACCAAAAGTTATTGAGATTTCTTAAAAAAAATATTCTCTGTTTTGGACGGCAGCGGGGGTCGAAAGGCTCCCGTTGTCTTTTTTATACATACTATGTCTTTAGGTAAAGACAAAAACTATAACACAATTATCAGGGGATATAGTATGCATAAACCATTAGCGTTTCTTATAACAACGGCTGCGTTTGGGGATATCATTGGTGACCCAACGGATTATATGTCATATGAAGTTTGGTCACAGAGCGAAGAGGGATTCTATGCGGCAACAGTTTCTTCAGCAGTCTATACCGAACCCGAGCAACAAGATATTGTAGGTCTTCCCGAGGGTGCAATGCTAGTGACAATCAGCGTTGAGAACGATGCGGAGTCAATGCTAGCAATCGAAGACCTCGACATTTATGTTGGAGAAAGCACATCCGAGATCGCCGCTCTTGTGATGCCCGGATACTTTTTTGACAATCCAGACAAAGATAGAATTTTTGATCCTTTTTACAACGCCCCGGACTATGTGGATTTTGCATACGAGACAGGTCTGTTCTCATGGGACTGGGGCTTCTCAGACGATACGACCACAGATTCTTTAGCCCCCGGCGAGTCGGCAACCGTTTGGATCGTGGCATGGGCAGAGGATTACACTACCTCCCCAGCAGTTCTTCAAGGGGATGGTGGCGTGGCAGTTTTTGAATCCTTTGTGCCAGACTTTGATTCTATTATTATCCCTGCTCCGGGTGCGTTGGCAATCGGGGGCATGGGTGTGCTGATGGGCGGGAGAAGACGTAGAGCCTAAATAAAGGCATGAAGTCTTTTCGTAAATTTCTAGTTGAAGAATCTGATGATTCTGTCGAACAGTATTTTCGAGAGTTCGAAGATGCTGTTTCTTCAACACATAAAAGATTTGATGAAAATGGACACACTTTCTTTATCCCTTTAAAGTTTGGTGACAAACCTAATAAACTTGTTGCTTCAAATCTTCAAGGCGATGAACCAGCCGGACCTGTTGGTTTGTTGAAATATGTTAAAGAAAATAAACCGACAGAAGTAAATGTAACATATCTTCCCATCGTTTCCAAAGAATCTTACCGATCTGGAAAACACAATGATGACATGGATATAAACCCAAATAACAATATTCCAAACAATCCTTCCCGAGAAATGAAGAGGCTTCTTGATATCCTTGACAGATGGCTTCCACTCGCCCGTGATGGCTTTGTAGACCTCCACGAAGATCCGAACAGGGACAAGGGGTATATGTTCGTCTGGAGCGACGTAGGGGGTCTGGGCGACCGTATGGTGAACATCATCGGAGACAAATATTCACTTTTACACAGTCCATTTCCACCCAATCACGCTATCAATGGTAAAATCGAAAGAGATCGACAGGGTATGTTAGGAGATTACCTTGCAACTATCGGTGTTAAACCATCGATGACCACAGAAACGCCAGCGGGAGGTGGGTTTCCGCTTGCGGAAAGGGCTGATGTTCAGGTACAATTGTTAAAGGAGTTTTTGAAATGATGAAGTTTAAAGATTTTAAAAATGCAAAAGTATTGCATGAAAGTGCAACACAAAAACACCGCATTCATATGAAACGACCAACGCCATATTTCAAAGACGTTGAGGGTCTGTCTCTACCAACTCCTGCAAAACTTTCATCTAAAGAAACTCAGATGGAACTTCAAGAGGTCATGGACTCGATGATCATGTCACCAGAGAGACTCAAATATGAAGTTAAACTCGACGAAGATTTCATGGATATGATGAAAGATATTGTGGGTCGAGGTGATTTTGATGTTGCACTTATTGGTGAACTTAAAAGACAAATTGACACCTTGACCTTAAGAAAAAAATATCACTTCAATAGACTAAGACCACGCGAAACTGCAAAATTTTATGGTAAAGTTCTAATCCCACATGTTCGTGTTGACACCCCCAGTTACCCAAGCAATCATGCAGCAGTCGGTTATGTCATCGCAGATGTTCTCTCTCGTCGCCACCCCGATAAAAAGGAAGCACTCGATAAAGTTGCAGAGGACAACGCACAGTCTCGTATCAGTCTTGGTGTTCACTTTCCAGAGGATGTTGAGGCTGGCAGAGACTTTTCTAAGCAATTGATTGATAGATATATCACACAAGAGCCACCAAAAGAGGAAGAAGTAAAACAACTTCGATACAAAGACTTGCCTGCGCCTGTGTATGGAATGGAGGGATATTGATGAAACTTGATAAAAGACTGGTTGAATCTGACCTCAAATTCAAAGGCAAAGAAATGAAAGACCATCTCGATAAGGCAAAGAAAAAACTTATTGACAAGTATGGATCTTTAGATGATGTTGACTATGGAAAGGCGATGAAAGTTGTTGGAGCCACACTTGCCGCTCGTCTTTCCGCGAGGGGCATGATCAAAAGATCATCTGGTGAAAAGAAAAAAGGAAAGTTAGGTAAGAAATGAAAACTTTCAAACAATATATCGTAGAAAATGATCAGGAGTTACAGGAAATCATGGGTCAATTCAAAGACGCTTCAAAAAAAGCAATGGAACTCGCACGGAAACTTGGTAAAATGATTACAATAATGCAACACACAAAAGAAGGTGACTTCAAATTTGCAGAAAACAGAAGTGAAATCAGAAAACTTGAACGAAAGGACTACGAAGTAGTAGATACGGTCGCAGCATGAAAACCTTTAAACGATTTATCATAGAAGAGGCATTCCCAGTAAATCAAGGACACGCATATGAGTTTGTCCTTGCAGCCGCGATGGTTGCTCGGTTTACTGATCGCTTCAACGATGGTTCGCCACAATCTCTCACACCTGCATCTGTTGAGGATGTAATGAAACAATATTTTGCACTTAATCGCATGTGGGAAGTTGAGGAGGGTGACGATGAGATCGATGTTGTGGAGTTTGATGGTGGGGGTCTTCCGCCCGAAGTCATGTCTGCCTTGAATGATGCAAGACTTCGCTCTGGTCCGATTGTTCAAAAAATGATTAAAGATGCAATCGCAGCCGTAAATAAAAACCGATCACTAACCGCACTTTCCAATGATGTGATTACAAACGGAAAACGTGATGAAGTTGAGATTCGTTGTGGGGGAACCACAGGTCAGATGGCTACGAAATCAGATGTTGATGTTTTCGTCAACGACAGAGTGCAGCGAAAAGTAGGTTTCTCTGTGAAGTATGCCGGAACAAAACAAGCCGGACAGTTTGCTGGTGTTGACGCAAGCAAAAACTTGATTGATGCTTTTGCATCTTTTGGTATGGACATCAAAAGTTTTTCTGGGTTGCGAAAAGTTCGTGATGCATCCGGTGGTCTTTCCGCACCTTATGAATCAAGAAATGACCCCAAGATCGCTGGCGACAAAACTCTCATGTTCGGAGCCGTGCAAAGTTTGTTTACTGATGTGATTCGAAAGTTTGACAAAAGATATGTCGCTAACGCAGCAAACGCAAAGAAAATTCTTGGTGGATTGTTGAAGGCTAATAAAGGCACAGAGGATGATATCGAACTGATTCGCACGGCGGTTTCATTTGATAAAAAGACTTTTGACAAAATTTCAGAATTGGTTGTTGACGCGGCAAAAAATGGTAACGTTGAGTGGCGACCGATGGGTGGATCAAATCCAAAGATTGGGTTCTTTGCTAACGGAACTGAACTTTTTTCTTTGCGATTCCGTTATGATTCGGACCCGATCAATAGACAAAAAACTGCGTATAGACCACGAGTTAGATTCTATGTCGAAAATGGAAAATACCTTGACGACTTGGCGGCATCTGTATGAGAACTTTTACCACCTTCCTCACAGAGCAAAAAAACTTGCACCTTGAGCATCTTGAAGATGAGATGTTCAATCGTGGCGAGGTGGGTGTCAAAGAGGCTATTGCATTTATCAAATCTTTGGCGGAAATGCTCAAAGGAAATGCAAAAAGCCCAGTGAACGTTACAGTAAAGTGGGACGGCGCACCAGCCTTGTTCACAGGAATCAATCCAGAGAATGGAAAGTTTTTCGTGGCGACAAAATCTTTGTTTAACAAAATACCGAAGATCAATTACACAAATGCTGATATTGATGCCAACCACAGTGGAGGGTTGGCAGATAAGTTAAAAGTCGCACTTGCAAACCTAAAGGATTTGGGCATTACTGGTGTTTTGCAGGGAGATATGCTTTACACGAAAGACGATCTATCCGCACAGACCATTGATGGTGAGTCGATGGTGTCATTTACTCCGAACACGATTACATACGCTGTTCCTGCTGGAAGTGATCTGGCGAGTAAAATAAACACTTCAAAAATGGGGATCGTTTTTCACACCACTTACAACGGTGACACAATAGAAAATCTTAAAGCATCTTTCGGTGCAGATGTTTCTGGTTTGAAAGCGTCTAGAAAAGTTTGGTATCAAGATGCGTCTTACAAAGATGTTTCTGGTAGGGCGACTCTTACATCAACCGAAGAAGCAAGGATGAAAAAATTAATTGATATTACTGAAAAGAATATCGCAAAGTCTAAAAAAACTTTGAGACAAATTGTAAGTAGTGACTTGAAAGATTTGATAAAAATTTACCTCAATGCGAATGTTCGTGAAGGTGTTGATAGGGGGACAACTAAAAGTTTTGCTGGATTTATTATGACACGATTTGATTTGAAGATTAAAAAACTCAAAACAGAAAAAGCGAAAGAGCGTGTCGAAGAAGAAAAGGAAATTTTGTTAAAAGAGTTGAGGGGTATGAGTCGTGATCTAAACGGACTGTTTACTGCTCACTATGAATTGGCAAGGGCTAAAATGCTTATATTAAAAAAATTACAGGCTTTGAATACCATGCCGTCGTTTATCAAAACAAGCACAGGATATAAAGTGACCGACCCCGAAGGGTTTGTTGCAATTGATAGGTCGGGAAAAGCCGTAAAACTCGTAGATCGTATGGAGTTTTCCCGAGCAAACTTTAACGTAGCAAAGGATTGGACAAAATGAAAAAAGGTGATGGTAGAAGGTTTGAAGAAAAGTTTCAAGATGATTTGAGAGATGCTCTTCTTCTTATCTGCGGATTTTTAGGGAGATTTATCGTGAGAGTAGGAAATGCATTTAAACTTGTCTGGAAAGGGCTTTGTTGGTTCGTTGAGGAAACTAAGCCAGCACCGAAACCACAACCAGTAAAAAAGGCTCGTAAAAAAGTCACATCTAAGAAGAAAACATCTACTAAATAAAGAGGTCACGCCGACCAAAGCACAAGGAGAATCAAATGGATTTTGTAACAACCACTTACGGATTTATCGCTCACACACTTATTAGTTTTACACTAGGTGCTTTAATCGGCAAACCCATGTTTGAATGGCTCAGAACTTATCTCCCGTGGAATAAGTAAACTGTAGTTCATGACCAGATGTGGGTGGTGACCATACACAATAACCAGACCGAGGAGGTGATCGACTTATGAAACCACACTACAATGGAGTGAGGCGTAATGTCATCGTGGAAGAGCGTCGAAATAAGAAAGCGGTTCTTACGTTTGGACGTTTCAACCCACCCACATCTGGTCATGAACTACTGGTAAACAAAGTTTTACAGGAAGCAAGAAAAAGATCCGCTGACAATTTTATCTTTGCCAGCCACTCCCAAGATAAGAAAAAGAATCCTCTAGATTCAAGAACAAAAACAAAGCACATGCGAACCTTTTTCAAGAAGGCTAATATTATGTATAACACCTCGATTCGCACGATTTTTGAGGCTTTGGGATATCTTGCTGATGAAGGATATACGGATGTTACTGTCGTTGTTGGCGGCGATAGAACCGATGAGTTTGAAAGAACCGTTAGACCATATATCAATCATCCTGATCCAGATAAATCTTTAGATCTAAACACATTTGAGGTCGTTAGTGCCGGTAGACGCGATCCTGATGCAGAGGGTATTGTTGGCATGTCGGCATCAAAGATGAGAGCAGCAGCAGCCGAGGGTGACTTCAAGTCGTTTCGTCAAGGTGTCCCAACCACGGGATCAGATAGACAGGCTCGTAAACTTTTTGACGATGTTCGTAAAGGAATGGGCGTTGTCGGTGGGACTATCACCGAGGAGGCAGAAGTCTCTAGAGATAAAATTAAGTTACTAGTTTTTTCTGGATATAGCGAAGAAAATAAAGACAACTTAATGAGAACTGCGAAGCGAATCAAAGAAGAGGCACAAAAAATCGGAGTCGAGTGTTTCGTCGCGTTCGTCCCCTTTGCCCGATCTGTGAAAAATGCAGATGGGACTCGTACAGTTATCAATAAAGATGGTAAAGAATTTGTGGCAAATCGGCATGACACTGTTGTAATTGTTCGTGGTGCTGCTCAAGAAAATAACGCGACTCTCGATATGGTTTCGGCGTTCGAAAAGAGTGGATTCTTTGTGATTAACTCTAGGGACTCAATCGAAATTTGCAACGATAAGTATCGCTCCGCACTCACACTTGTTGAGGCTGGTCTTCCTACACCAAGAACGGCGTTGATTACCGACCCTGAAAATGTAATGGATGCCCATAAGCAAGTTGGTGGTAATTATCCAGTGGTTGTAAAAACAATCACAGGCTCTAAGGGAAAGGGAGTGTTTATTCTTGAGAGTGAACAATCACTAAAATCAACACTCGATGCTATTCTTAAAGTTGATGACTCACAAGAGTTGATTATCCAAGAGTATCTTAATATTAACGGGGATCTTCGCATCGTTGTTCTTGATGGTCAAATTGTCGCTGTCATGGAGAGAAGTAAAGTCAAAGGCGATTTTAGAACAAACTTTTCTCTCGGTGGATCTATCAAACAAGTAAAGATTAGTGATGAGATCAAAAAACTTGCCCTCAGAACTGCAAAGGCGGTGGGTGGATACTTTGTCGGTGTAGATATCGCTGTTACTAAAGGTAGAAGAAAGCCTTATGTTATTGAAGTAAACGCATCACCGGGATCAGAGGGCATTGAAAAGGTTTCATCTGGAAACGTGATGCAAACTTTTGTTAAATATATTACCGACAAAAATAACTGGGATTACCCCCCAACAATTGTTGGTAGGAAAGAAGTCATATCAGTAGAGGGCATCGGTCCCATCGAGGCAAAGTTTGATACTGGTAACACGGCGGTCAACTCAATTCATGCGGATACCATGAAAATAAATGGAAAAACTATCTCATGGACACACAAAGGTAAAAAATTCAAGAACAAAATTGTCGATGAGTTTACTATTCTTGAGGGCGGCATCGGCGCACATGAAGAAAAACGCTATGTGATTGAATTGGATATAGAATTTCTTGATAAAAAGTATGTTAAACGAAGATTCACCTTAGATGATAGAAGCAAAAAGGGAACTCCTGTTTTGATTGGTGTCCCTTTCATGAAAGAATTCCATATTGTTGTTGATCCGGGCAAGAAGTTTATTAAGACCACAAAACTTAAAGAAGAGGTTTTGACAAAACAAGAAATAAAACTTAGAGACAAATTTGCTAAAGATTTGAAGAAACGAGCAAAAGGTTTTAAAAATCGATATGGAGATGATTATGAGGATGTCATTTTCGGCACTGCGACAAACATGGCTAAGAAAAAGGCAAGAGAAGAGGAATATTCAGATGATGATCTGGAGGGAACGACTGCTCTTACAAGAAAAAGAAAAAGAATGACACCCGGACAGGTAAATGAAATTGCAGATACATACTTTAAAGGAGATTCATAATGGAATCAGATAATGTTAGTAGTGGATTTGACTCTGCCGGTCCTTTTAGTGGTGGTGAATCAGATGGTCTTAAAAATGCGATTGATGCGGTAAATCAAGTAATGAACCGTGGAAATCACAATGCTATGCCAAAAGAAGTTACTCAAGATATCGTTGACGCGACGGCTGAAGATATCCTGACAAATGCTAGAACTATTGAGGATAAGAATAAAATTGTAAAAACTCACTTTGACAAAATGGGTGTCGAAGGGGATGTAACAAGTCAAAATGTCGCTGCTTTTGAAAAGGCAGTGATGAATAGATTGGGGAAGTAAATGAAATCTTTTAAGGACATTCGCTCTAAACTTACCGAAGAATATTACGACGGACCAACTGCCTATGCAGGTGGTGATAGGACTAATGTTGGGGATATCGCCGGAACAGATCTTGGCTCTGTTCAAAAGGGCGGTGCAAATAAACCATATCCAACATCTTCAAACATGGGTCTTATGTCTAAAGGACTTCAATCCGCTCTCGGAGGAGTGTATGAAGATGTTGTCGATGCTGTTACCAGAGCGAGAGCAAAATTCAACGCCACCGGACTTTCTTTTCACATTGATCCTGCCGCGATGAGAAACGCTGCCATGAACGGAACCGAGTATACCACCGAAGTCACTTTTGGTGATCAGCCACTTGGCGATAATAAAAATGTATCAGATGCAATTGATCAAGAGCCTGATCAGGCTTTGCCCGAGGTAGAGGGTGTTCCGTTCGAAGCATCACTTCCAAAAACTGACGTTGTGTTTACGTTTGAGAGCAGCGGCACTGGATACAAAATTAATGTAAACTTCGCATGATATGTTATTTCGTGAACTAAACGACGATAATATCGTCAACTTTGCAATGAAAAACTATAATAATCCCTCTTGTAAAAACATTGAGGAATTTCAAGAGGATTTTAATAGAATAAAATACGTCAAAAGACTGTTTAATCGTTATGAGACAACTGGCGTTCTTCGTGAACGTTTGATTTTAAATCACATCATAACTTTTTACAATGTGTTTGGCATACCCGCTGGTACAAGAATGTTTTTCAACAGGATTGAAAAGAAACAGTATCCAATACTTAAGACATTTTTGACTTATCTTAATTTTTGCCCAGAAGAAAAGTTCGATGGAATAAATATTATTAGTGTCCCACTTGACACAAAAATTGTAAGTATTTTACGGAGCCTAAAATGATCTCATACGAACTTTTGAAACAAAGACTAATTGTGATGGAGGAGTCAAGGCAACAGCCGATTGACCAAGATTCTTTTACAAAGTCTTTGAATGAATCAAAAGATCTATGTGAGGCTCACGACAACTACACAAAACAAGGCGGTATTTTTGAGGAATTTCCATTTTATGGATACGGTCCTCCCGCTTTGTATCCCATGCCAAGAACATATGCCGCATCTAGCATTGATTCTGACCAAATAGGATTTGAGGGTTCCATAGAGCCAGCGATTAGAGATCAGGTTCTTAGACTTAAAGATGTCAAAAAGCCAGATGAATCTGTTGTTTACAATCAAATGAAAAAAGAGGCGATCATTATCAAGCGTGAGGAATTGCCAACTTACGTCGAAAGTGGTTACATGGTCGTTTATGAAGAGACAAGCGTAGCACCCACTCCGACTGGTGGACAGTTTACAGATACAGACGGGAGTTTTGATACCGTTGCCGGTTTTGATAAACTTCTTTTTGGAAAGAATAGAAAAGAACTCAAGAAGTATAAAGGTAAAGTTTTTAAAATCCCTTCTTCTATGTTTAGAAGAATGAAAGAGGGAAGAGAAAGATACTCAAGATGGAGTGATTATATCGAAGAAGATGGTGACAGTGATCATATCATTGCCATTAAAAACTATTCTCTGAGAAACACGACAAGCCCTGTTGTTGTTCAAGACGCTGAGACTGGTGAAAGAGCGATTCTTCGTCGCAGATATAATGACTCACGCTTGAAACACAACAGGAGCGACTAATGGATTTTTTATCACCCGATTTTCTTTCGTTGATGGCTGGTTCCGCAACCGGCTTTCTTTTCAAAGCGATGGCAGAACGTCGCGCACAGGATCAAGAGCGATTCAAGATGGCGATGGGAAAAGCGGAAAAGGAAAATGAACACGCCGATGCTGCCCTTAACCGCGTCTCTATCGATGCTGGCAAACTGGTTCGTCGATTCATTGTTCTTTGCATTATGTTTGGCACGATCATCGCACCATTCATCATCGCCTACAGCGACGGCATCACCACCGTGGTTGAGCATGAAATGACCACCTACAAGCCATGGGACTTGCTCGGTTTGTTCGGCACTGAGAACGTGAGGACATATACCCCGGTTGAGGGATATTTGTATACAGAAGAGAATAGACAAATCCTCGTAACTATTGTAGGATTCTACTTCGGCACTGCCGTGAGAGGAAAGTAAATGTCAGAATGTAAACATGAGTGTGTGATTCTAAAAAGAATCTGTATCTTTATTTTGGGTGTAGTAATCGGATTTGTCGGTGGCTATAAGTTTGGGTTTACCGAACACACGGTGCGTATGCACGATAGATTGATGAAGCAATCCGAGAAGCCTGTTCTTCTTGAAAAAAGAGAGAGACGAAAAAAACTTCGTGAGCATATGCAGCGAACGGAAACACCAAAGGAGAGAGTGCCACGATGAGATATCTTTTTATTATGTTGTTAGCGGGATGTGCAAGCGTAAAAAATGTCAAGCAACCATTTGTTGATATTGGCATCGATGGTCAGCCACAAATCATTCACACTTTAGACTCGGCATCTGAGCCAGTCAGAAATACACTTGGTGCAGGTGATGCTTTGGGATATCAAACTCTTCAGGAGATCGAATCCTCAAAAAAACCCTTAGCCCCACACTGGTACTACTTAGTATACTAGCGGTGGGGTTTTTTATCTGGTTTGAATTTTTGCGTAAGCCTCATAAGCAGCCTTACAAATAAAGTAAGCGTCAGCAATGTCCGAAACGGGTGACCCAATGGTTGCCCGTTTTGGCGTTATGAGTTTTTGTAAATTTATACCAGTGTCAAGTTCAAACGCATCGACCATTTTACGTTTGTCTGCGTTTCCTTTACCTGTGGCATCTTTCTTTATTTTTGTTGGTGCGATCACATCAACCGCGATACCGGCTTCCCACAATTTGTATTTTAGAAGTCCGCAGTTTTCTGCGATCTGAAAAATGGCACGACCAGACGCACCATAAGCATAGCCCTCAAGACCAACATAATCACAGCCCAAAACTTTATCCACTGCCCAATCAGAGATTGAGTCATATCGTTGACACTCATGATTAAATTCGTTAAAGAGTTCGCCGTAAAATCTATATTCAAAAACTCCAGCAAGACTTTTAATATTTGTCAAATAATAAAAAGAGCATTGTTTGAAGTCAAAATCTTTATCCTCTCGACTTTGATAAACGCAAACACAGGGTCCGTTCAGAGAGTAATCAATTCCTGCCACGATCATCTGAGTTTTTCTCCAAACAATCTAGGCAGGGGACTTCACCTGTGGTTGAAAATCTTGCAACATTATTCAAAAAATCTTTTCGTTTTTGACAACCGCTACATTTGCTACCTTCCATCACACCAAAGGTGACAGTATCTATAGCCAACTTTACAAAATCACCAAGTCCTTTGTTTGCAAGACGCTTTTTCATCTTGTTAGGCATCCACGATGTATCCATTTTCATAATAATACCTCCACCAGTATTTAGGTGGAGATACGGACTAGCAACTCTTAGCGTATTGAACCAGAAGCACAATCACCACAGATGCCGCAAGACCAACCATCAGTTTCAGGAAGTCTCGACTGACCATCGGGAACACTTTTTTCACACTGTCCTTTTGTCTGAACGATGCAACCGCAAGTTCTCGTCCAGTGAGAAGTCCGACAAACACCCAAGTCGTTGACATCGGAATGTCGTTCATTTCTTTGAAGATGTAAAGAACGATAAAGTAGAACAGGTCAATCAGAGTTGCCGACCGAACATACTTTGTATTTCTTTTTTGTATGACGATTTCCTGAATCTTGCCACCACGCTTTTGTAGCATCCACGCAAGACCAGCGACGAAGACGGTGGAGATGATCACCATGACCTCCACGGGAATCTGTCTCGGCATAAACACGGCGATGTTTGCCATGTCGTGACTCAACCAAGTCCACCACAGGAAGCCTGTCGTAATCCACTGTCCAATCGACCACCACTTCTTGTGTGAGTCCTTGATCGACTTACCCTCGTCAATCACACGGGTCAGGGCAAACCAGATCAGATAGGCAGCAACGCCAGCCACGGCATATCCTAGCATAGACTTCATCAAAACTTTTTGTAAAACAAGAGTTGATGCGAATGCAGAAAGCACAAGGAATGAAGTTGATACAGGAATACCAAAACGAGTGAGCAGCAATAGGACTGCTGGTGCGAGTGCTTGATACCACTCTACTCCCTCAAACGGAATCTTGTTGAGTCTTCCGTATGAGATGTCACCATCGTATGCCCACCATCCATACCAAACTGCAAAGAGAAGAACCGCAGAGGCATATCCCCACATGATCTTCCAGTTTATTTTTCTATTGCTCGCAATCCAAGTTCCAAGCGTCTGAATCGAATCATTTGCGATGACGCTGTAAGCAGCGAGAAGAAAGCCAGTCCACATCCAAATAGTAATATCACTCATGGTATACTCCCTGAATCAAAAATAGTTATGTTCACATCAATTATAGATTAGTAAATATTCTGTTATAGTTTTATTAAGTTGTATAAAAAAAACAACCCACCTTTCGGTGGGCTGTTTCTATCAGGATTGTTGTTGCGTGTCAAAACGAGAATCGCAAACCGGCACGAATACCTTCGTCCCGATCATCATACTCAACCAGAGCAGAGACACCTTCTTGGAACTCACATACTGCACCTACGGCAAATGTGGTTTCATCAAGGTGATCGTACTCGACACGACCATAACCGGAGAAGGTATCTTCAACGGTAAACAAAACGCTTTGACCAACGGCAGTCCAATCGCCGTTGTTGTCAGTGTAGGAAAGGTAGTTGTATCCATCAGAGATGTCCACAGTCCACAGATCCATTTCTTCACCGACAAACCCGAAGCCCAAGGCTCCAAGTTCCACACGACCACCGTAGGTCACGGTGTCGCCATCAAAAACATCATCGCCAACGATGTCAAAATCAAAGGAAACTTCACCGACATCAAAACCAATCGATGCCCCACCAGCACGGCTTTCAATAAGTCCGCTTGTGGAAGATCGAGTCAATCCAAGACCGTAACCTCCCTTGGTGGTTGTCATTTCGTGAGAGAAATGACGCTTGAAGTATCCAACGGTGACATCAAACATGCCGAAGTCTGCTCCAACATGAGCATCATACAATTCAACTTCGTCAAGATCGTCATTGGTTTCAAAAGCAAAACCATAAACGGCTCCCTCAGACTCGCCGTATGCACCAAGCACCAAACGAGTATCAAGAGTCTCAACGCCGTCGATTGAGGTCACGGCAGTTTGACCTACACCGCTAAATTCAATATCTCCTGCTGCGGTAAGGGCAGTGAGACACAGTACGCTTGCCGGAAACATTTTAGCCTCCGACTCCCGAAATCAGATCGAAGAGCGAACGTACAGCGTCCGCGAACCAAAGCACACCGTCCCATGCAAAGGGAACGAGAGCAAGGGTCACCAAAGTAGAACGGCAAATGCCGATCTTACAAAGAACTTTACTAACACAGTCGCAGCCGCCGCCAGTGACGGGGCATTCGTTAGGGGTTTTAGTAGCCATATAATTTCTCCTTATGTTGGCTTATTGTGAAGTCAGATCCACGACTTCACAACTGTCACCCGAACACGCAAAAGTTTGTGTGCCGGATGTCTGGTCTTCAACTTCATAGTTTGCAAGTTCAGACCAGTCGATTTCATTTGGCAGTTTGGAAACCATTTCCTGATACTCCTCTTTCGTACAATCCTGATATGGAGCCTGCCTATAAGTATGATCACTAAACGGTAGGAATGAAATCCCTGAGATACTATCTAGATGATTCCAAACCCAAGCACCGACACCAACCCATTCTTCTTCTTTGACTGAGATGGTGACGGATGGCTTATGTTCGCACCAATGATACTGGTACTTCAACCACAAGTCAAGTTGTTCTTCGGCAGAAAGATCGGTTCTAAAAACAGAATTTTCTGGAGCCTTGATTGGGAAAGAGAAAACAGTAACATTGTCGGGCTTCATTACACATGCTTCGTGCGGGAAACCTTTTTCTTTCATAAACGTGCAGAGGGGGTCTTTATTGTCCGCTCTGACGGTGCGAATGTAATACGGGTTGTGTCGAGCGTGGATGCCGGAAGCAGCGTCAACGAGTTGTGAGACTGTTCCAGAGGGCTTCACGCAGGTGGTAGCCACAGATTGCTCAACACCGATATTTTTTGCAAACTTTTTATTAACTTTTACGACTTCTTCTCGTAAATCATAAAGTAAAGTTTCAAGTCCTGCTTCTTTTCCATTGGTAAGTTCACAGTCCATGATACCAGTCATCGAAACGCCGAGTAATCTTTCGTCCTCACAATTTTTTTTCCATGAGGATGAAATATATCTAAAATCTGTCATGGTAGATTGCCAAGTTCCAAGGATCGTAGCCAATCTTGCTTTTTTCATCAAAGACTCTCGGGTGTCATCTGCCCGAACGACCATTTCAGTCAGGTTGCAGAATTCACAATCTTTCAAAATAATTTCTGAGCAGGGATTTGTTCCGAAGTTATGTTCAACTTCCCGTTGCCGGTCTTCCTTGCCTCTGTGCTGCGTGTTACGCTCAATACCCTTCCGTGCTGCGACACGATTGAAGATGCCTCGTTCGCCGCTCTTAGACTTATACAGAGCAAGCCACTCTTCCATAAACTGTCCGGGTTCTACAGGTCCGTCATAAACCGCTGAGTTGTTTGCTAAGGCACGCTGCGGATTTGTCACCCACCACTGTCCAGATTTGGCATCACGCATTCTATCATCCTGCAAAGATGAAAGTGAAATCAAAGCCGAGCGACGAACGCCACCAACCACAACGATTTCTGCAACTTTACAAACAACATCATGACACTCTGCCGAGGTTAGTCTGCGACCCGCTGCTTTCTTAAAAGTTTCAATCGTAAATTCAAAAAGATCAACAAGGGGTTCAGGACCGGATGCACGACCACCAAAAGTTTTAAGTCTCGCTCCAGCCTCACGGACTTTACTTACATCCCAAGTTGGGATTTGACCATTTGCCAAAAGCGAAACTAGTTCTTTGTAGGCTTTTGCCCAACCAATTTTGGAGTCTGCAACAACAATAGTTGTCTCAGTTGAATGAAACTCCTCTGCGATGATTGGTAGTTGGTCAACCTCTCGACGCTCAACAGAAAAGCCAACACCAGTACCACACATCAAAACATAAAGGATCTCATCAAAAGCACGAAGACGATTCACTGCCACGAATGAGCAGTTGTATCCTGCAACATTATCACGTTTTAGTGCCTCGCCTGCCGTCATCAACGCTCGCATCGATGGCATGATTTCAAGATTCAACACTGCCTCTTCAAGTTCCTTACGATCACTTTTTGAAACTCGATATCCGTGCTTTTCTTTGAGATGTTCTTCAAAAAAATCAAAGTAACGGCGAACGGTTTCCTCCCATGTCTCTCGACGGTTTTCTTCTGGTAACCATCTTGAGTAACGGGAGAGGTGAATAAAGTCTTGATAAAGCGTTGGTAGGCTCATGCGTTTTCCTCTCTGGGGCAAAGATATTTCCAACTCGCTGGGAACAATGGCTGGACGATATTGCCAATCGCCATCGCATATTGTCTCACTTCCCATTGAGCATGTTCGTCTAGACGAAGATTACAGACTCTTGCGAACGCCGCAAGGCTTCCCGTCCAGTACCACTCAGTGAACATTGCTTGCGGAAGTGCGAAGCGTGCTTGTTCAGGAGCGATGCCATTATCTATAAGTTCTCTATACAAGTCAAAAGAATATCTACAAAGATTTTGCATTTGTTCATCATAGAATTCAACTTTCTTTTTGTCTTCCATAAAATTTTCGCTACCCTGTTTTGCACCACCGAGTGGCTGTGTTCTCCAGTGCGGAATATAAAAGGTTGGATCATCTTTCACATAACGACGAGACACCTCGTTTTCTGTGAGTCCAACTTTGTGCTTGAACAACTGCGTGCGAATCGACACGGGAGCCTTGACACGAAGAGTAATCTGCGGGTGGGAGAATGGAGTCCAGTGCTTGTGCTTGGCAAGATACCGAATCAACTTTTCATCTTTTTCGTCAAGTTTTTGGATCATATCTGAAGTGAAGTGACACTCAGATTCCTTTAGACGATTCTCAGCCTCAACATCAATCGTCCACTGTGATTCTTTGTTAAATGAGACTCTGGCAGCGTTTACCACTGTAAGATCAGATCCCATATAATCAATTAGATCAACTTTTCCTTCACCAATTACATACATTCGGATTTACCACATCTCATAAAATTAACAATTGTCCATAAAATTTTACTAATCATCGGACCAATCCTTCCTTCCAAAACTCATCTGTGAGTTCATATTGTTTGTCCTCGGCTTCACTCTCACCATCGTCATCCCACTCACCACGCTCCCACTGCCAAACGTGAATAAGTTCGTGCATCAGTGTTGCGACGAAATCACGAAGATATTGGTCGGTGGCTACACTAATAACATAAAAATTTTCGTCTTGCTTGTATGATTCACCCCAACAGTTCAATGTTTTGTAATCAGTTAGATCAATCTTAATTGTCGTGTCGGGATTCTGCATGTGGTACTTGTCTAGAAACCAATCTGTTGCCACCTCAACAATTTGTCGATGAAGAATCGTGTGGTCAACATTATAGATTCCATGTTCAATATTTGTTTTCATGTCATTTATCACGATATTTTTTTCCATTGATTTAATGCTGCTTGAGCAAGGATGCCAGTATAAGTGTGTTCATCAATATATTCAACAATATTATCACTGGTATTTCCAGATAAAATCATTTCATTGATGTCTTTGTGTTCAAGGCGATCAGGAATAAAAACTGTTTGTTCGTCTTCGATCAAACCTCTAAGCATGTTAACGATTTCAACACTACGAGGCTCATTGTCCATGACAAATACAACGTTTGATTGAGACAACTTTTCGGGTAGTCTCACAGATCTAGAAGCACCGACCATCGCAATCGCATTAGGAAGAAACATTGAATCAAACGGACCCTCGGTGACATAAATGGTTTCATTTGCATTTACTTTATGAAGGTTGTAAAAAAGTCTTTCATGACCCTCCGCTTTGATTGTGATGTAACGTAAACCGCCATTCGAAAGAGATCTACCCTGCACACCGATGATGTTTCCGTTTTCGTCATGAAAAGGAATCACGATTCTAGGCTCCTTTTCAAGATGAATTTTTTTATTGATTTGTTTTGCCACGGAGCCAAAGTCATCTGTGTAAAAGAGATCATCCATTTTTTCTTGCGGCATCATTCTATTTTCCAAATATGCTCTCGCATGATGGCATTTATCTAATGACGTAATTTTACAAACACCCGCAAGTGCCTCTGACTTTACTGAAACTTTTTGTAGTTTTTGGTTTACGCCAGTTGATGTAATACCAGAAATATTTGAGTTTCCATTTTTTTCCTTCAACCACTCGATTCTAAACTCCGAGTGAAGTGCTGGACTAACTTGCTCAAGAAGTCTCGACAAGGACATCGCTGCACCACAGTTGTGGCACTTGTAATAATAGCGACCAGATCTTTCGTAGAAAAACCCACGCTTTTTATTAGGATTCTTCTTTGAGTCACCACACAACGGACATCTACAGTTAGCCAGTGTTGCTCTCTGCCAGCCAAACTTATCCAATTGTGGTGAAAGAAGATTTATAAATTTTTTGTCAATGTAGACGGTCATTTCGTGACTTCTTCACGCTCTCACGAAGAACCTTTCGGCTGCCAGAACGTTTCCAGTCATCAGCCCATCTACGCCACTCGTCCAACTCTTCACGATCCATGCCGCGAAGATGATTACGAGAGTCTTTGAATGGGTCATACCTACGATTATTTTTTCTTTCAGACATCTTCAAACCTCAATTCGTTAAACTTTTTTCTAGAACCACGAAACTTTTCATCGAAGTTCTTTCCATCATAACCAGCAGAGTCTACCAAGACATCTGCCTCTTGTCCAGCATTTTGTAGATTGATATCAGAGTTACTAACATCAAATAACTTCATCTTTCCTCTATTTATCCCAACGACAAACTTTCGATTTGTCGCAACATCATTATATCGATTTTTCAATTGTTTTACCATAATTTTGCCTTGTTCCTCCAACTCCTCGGTGGAGATAAGACCAAACATCAGGTCAGCAGTCGCAGGCAAACCGAAAGATTCAGAGGTGTCCTCCAAGCCAAAGTCATTAGACGCAAAGCCAGTTCGGTTCGTCTGTGTGGCTGTAAAGATCGGGACATCCCACTCCACCGCCAGACCACGGAGTTCTTCTGCAATCGACTTGATATACATGTAAGAGTTTGTGTTGGCTCCAGCCTTAAATCTAGCCGAGGAACAAATGTTCAAATAATCAATGAAGATTACATCAGGCTTAAAATTTTTCTTAAGTTTCAACTCTTCAAGCAAGTGTCTAAAATGATTAACATTTGCAGTCGCGGTAGGATACTCCTTTACCACCATCGTTGATTTGATATCTTTTGTTATTCTTCCCAACTTTTTATCATAACTTACTTTTGGCAGATGACGGAGATCATCCATTGTTATATCCATTAGGTTTGCATCGATTCTCTCTGCAATTCTTTCCTCCGCCATCTCACAAGTAATGTAAAGAACGTTCAAATTAGATGCGTAACAAGAGGCTGCATGATGACACATGAACAGCGACTTGCCTACACCCGTCCCTGCAAGAATCACATTCAAAGTTTTGTTGGGAACACCGCCATTTGTTATCTGATTAAACAAGTCAAGATCAAACGGAGTTTTGTGTTCTACTTTATGGTAGAAGTCATACCGCTCATCAGAATCAACAATGTAGTCGTGTCCAATTTGTTCATCAAAGGACACAGCCAAAGCGTCAGACAAAATATTTGGAATGGCATTTTTTGTTTCATTCTTTGACTTTCCGTCAATAATTTCAATGGAGCGAATAATCGCATTGTAAACCGCTTTATCTTTACAAAACTTTTCAGTTTGATCATACAGCCAATCTTTATCGATATCGGCAGACGGCTCAGTGATGGTCTTGATGATAATTGTGCAATTTTTATATCCTTGCTCACTAAGCCCGCCTCGATTTTCAAGAGCGATGCTGAGTGAGTCAGAGTTCGGGGGTCTATTATACTTGTGAATATGATCACGAATAAGTGTAAAAATTACCCGTTCGTTTCTATCTTTAAAATATTCTTCATCAAGAAATGGCACAACCCTGCGAGTGTAATCGTCAGTCTGTACCAAGTTCCGTAGAATTATTGTCTCTATCGTTTCCATCATCAATACCTTCACTCAAATGATTATCCAACAAGTTAACCAGAATATTACCCGCAACTTGTTTGAAATCTTTTTCATCTTTAATTAAATCGATTCCATTGAACACATAGTAGTTAAATGATAACTTTAATTGTTCATCTTCCATTTCATTGAAATCTACCTCTCCATACTTGAAGACAACTCCTTTATACACCCCTTCATCGATTATGCAAGCAGATTCTCCAGATTCTTTTCCTTCAACGAATGTATACTTAGGATTCATCATCCTCAACTCCTATTTCAGAAAGATCTTCTACAGACGAACCATACTTGAATTCTTTACCAACGGCTACTTCAAGTTGCTCCATGATTTCATCCGTATAGAAATCTTCGGGCTTGTCGTTGATATTTTTTTCAAAAACTTTACGACCATCAGGAAGTTCGATACGAGTCGATACTTTCTTGAACACTCCATACTTCACTGCGATATCGGTCAGTCCATAATAAGGCGAAAGACCAGATTCATAGTTCAACAAAGTTTCTGCCAAAGAGTTTTCCTTGGTGACCCTAGACTTGTGTAGTTTACACTTGATGATGTTGCCAACCACATCTGTGCCGTCCTTGACTTTCTTCTTGGATAGGAACACGATTGTGCCTGCGTTGTATTTCAGACCGGAGCCACCGGACATTTCTTTCATCGGGACATAAGAACCGACAACATCGTAGGTGTGGTTTGTGATCAGAAGCGGAATGCCAGCCGATCCACACTTGACGGTGAGCGTTCGGAAAGTTGCCTTCAACGCTTGGGCTTTGGTCATGTCACGAACATTCTTACCGCTTGCAGTGTCTTCCATTTCTTTCAGAGTAGACAAGTTGCCGAGCGAGTCGAGAATCACAAGAATGGGCTTCTTGTCTTTCTCTGCACGATAAGTATCGGCAACCTGAATCATCTGATGTCGAAACTCTTCGATGGTCGAAACAGGGAAGACTGCGACACGGGCAGAGTCGATACCACGCTCTTCAAACATCTGTGAGGTAATCGCTTGCTCTGAGTCAAAGTAAAGCACGACACCCTCTGGGTTATCATCAAGAAAAGTTTTCAGAATGTTGAAACAGAAGAAAGTTTTACCAGTCGCCTGTTCGCCAGCCAGTGCCGTAATCTTGTTGTTTGGAATCCCGCCATACAAAGATCCAGACAACAATGCGTTCAGTGTGTATGAACCCGTGCTGATGAATCCTTTGATATCAGAAACCAAACCACTGTCAACAGAAGTAGCGTTTTCATTTCCAGATACCTCAACCAAATTGTTCAAAAAGTTATTCATTAATTATTGCTCCATTTCTTGATAAGTTCATCGATAGTTTTTAGTTTATCAATGACTTCATTATGATCATTAGTCGTTGCTGACTTTGTTTTCAATACCAGTCTTTCTACACGTTCAGTATCATAGCGAAGACACTTCAACGCTTCAAGAACAATGTTGGATTCTTTTGAGTCCATCTGTCTTCCTCCTTTTTTCGCCACTCACGAACCATGTTTCTATATGTTTTGTTTGTTCGTGCTGCGTCATATACACGCTTGAAGATGCGTGCCGATTCTGCTTTATCACAAGTAAAGTGATCTTTTTCTTGTGGTTTGATTTTTCCACCGTCATCATACTTCTTACCGTCACGATGATTGGCATACCTGCGTGCGCGTGTCCAGCCCATCATAAGAAACTTGCGACACATATCAGCCCCAACAAAATTACCCACATCCAAATACCCATTGAACATAGCAGCAATAGTATTCGCTGATTTATACGCAATTTCCGGTGTTCGGAATCGCCAGTGCTTGCAGATTTCTGATTTGTATGGTTCACAGAGCAATACTCCTTGTTCTCCCCGACCGATGATATACAACTCGGGATTAATGCGATAATCAATATTATCAAAGTCTAGTGTGTAATCAAATTCAATCAAAACAATGTCGCCCTTCGTTCATAGTCCCATCCTACCTTTTCCAGAATATTTTTCAACGGTTCAAGAAAAGAAACTGCGAACTGTTTGTTGTAGTCGGCAAAATCATTAAGTTCAAACTCCGATGGAGCAGTGCCGGGAAAAGATATTACTGTGTTGTGGAAAGGGTTTGGTGCTTTTAGATACAAAAACTTTACTTTATCCCCCTCGTTCACTTTGTAATACTTGTTTTCGAGTTTCAAATTTTGCAGAAAGTGATTATAGATCAAAGCACCTTTTACAGCAATCGGTGTGCCTTTTCTGTAAATATTTGTCGTGTCTTGATAGGTGTGTAAATTATTACATCCACGGGGGAACGCGATCTCCTCTGGTGAGTAAGTGGAAAACTCTTTCTTGAAGTTTGCAATGAAGTCAATCACTTGATCTTCGGTTCCCGTCAACACCAACTTGATCGCGTCCTTTAACTTTTGCCGAACGACCTGCGGTGTCGATGACCGTGTGGTTTCGATGCCCATGATCTTCATCTTGGGTTCATCGTATTGCACGCCCTCTGAGTTATGCACGTTAAGCATGTATCGTTTCTTGGCAGTCCAGACTCCAACATCGGCAATGACCTCTCGTTCCATCACCATCTTGTTGGAATATGCGTTCATTTTTACTGCTAGGGTTTCGTAGCATTTGTTGATGAACGGTTCAATGACCTCTTTGCAGGATTTGTCAAGAAATCGTACGATCTCTTCTTTGGTCTTCCCTTTAACAGTAGCCCCGACAAGATTCCCAAGCCGAAGATAAACAGAGTCAGTATCACTTGCGACAACATAATCATAGTCTCCTGTGTTTAGTGTTTTGTTTAAAAAAGCGTTTAGTTTGTTTGCGATATACTGAATCGACAGTTGACCCGAAGTCGTAATCGCCTCCGCCAGATTGATATCAAAGTATCGAAAGTATTGGTTACCCATCGCACCATAGGCTGAGTTTAGTTGAATCTTTCGCACCAGTTGAAAGTTATGATATTTTGAAATTTCATAGTCGATGCTTTCATCATCAGGATTCTTTTGCTTTCTTTTTTGTGCCTGAATCATCAACTTCTTATAGTGCTTACGTTCTGCGTAAAACTTTTCCATTAGTTCTGGCATGAATCCAAGTTTATCTTTTCGGAAGCACACACCGTTTGCGGCGACGGAAAAGTTTTTCTCCTTTAGTTTTTTGATATTCTTTTCGCATAAATCCGTGCCATCAAGAACACCATCAACGCTCACACATGGATTTTTTGGAAACCCATCTGGTTTCATTTTTGTATCAGGAGAGATATTATATTGCATGATGAGGTGCGGATACAGACTATTGAGGTCGAAGGACACAACCCATTCGTGACGACCAGTGATCGGTTCTTTTACATACGCACCAATGATTTGGTTTTCTTTTTTCCCTCCGAGTTTCTTTCGTGGGATGACAATATCTTTTGCCCGAAGATGGTGATAGATGATTTGATCCCAAGTTCGAACCTGAGAAAACACATCGGCAAGATTAACCTTTGCCGTGTACGCCAAGGCAAGTGCCAGTTCCAGAAGACCAAGTTTCTTTTCAAGTTTTTCGATTAGACGGACATCTTGAACATTATATTCAACGAATCTCTGAAAGTCGTTAGTATAAAAGTCTTTGAAGTGATCAAAGCCACTCTCCAACTTTCTTTCCCCAAGTTCAACAAAAGCGATATGATCCAACTTGTAAGACTCTTGATTCACATAAGTAAACTTTTGATACAAGTCAAAGTAGTCAAGGATGGTGATGCCAACCATTTCATATGCGATACGATCACCCGCTTGTGTTTGGATGTCTCTCTTACGAACCCAACGCCACGGCGAAAGTTCCTGCGCACGCCGCTCGATGATTCTGTCCATGCGACAGAAGAGATATGGGATATCAAAAAACTTTACGTTCCAGCCCGTGACAATATCGGGATCAACCTCTTTCCAGACCTCAAGAAAATCAAGTAAAAGAGATCTTTCATCATCAAACTTTCGGGCATCAATACTTTCGTCGAGTTCAAACTCACCCAAGCCAAACACATAAGTTTTCCCATCCACGACCAGTGTGATCACGTTTACTGTTTCGTTTGGATTTGTGACTTGAGGGAAACCATACTCACTGGTTGTTTCGATATCAAGATACGCGACCTTGACAGTATTCTTATCATAGTTTACTTCATCTGGAAACTTGTCACCGATAAATTGGTAAATATAATCTGTGTTGCCGTAGATCTGGAATCCCGTGACACTTTCATGACGATCAATAAAATCTCTACAATCGGACATCAATCCCGGTTTGATTGGCTCGACCGAGTGACCGTGAAGAGTATGGTATTTTGATGATTTGTTGGACGAGACAAAAAGAGTGGGGTGATAATCAATACCACCCTCAACTCTTTTGCCATTCTCATATCCTCGATAGAGGATCTTCTCTCCACGAATATTTACATTTGTGTAGAACCGACTCATACGAGTATTCTACCTCCGCATGGGTCAAAGTCAATCAGATTCTTTGTCCCCGACATAAGATGAAAGTAGCACCATGTAATTAATAATATCAACACAGGAGTCATGAAAAGATTCATTTTCAACGTGCATGGTTCCAGATTCAATAAAAGAACTCATTCTTGACATTTTATCAACAATGCGAACAAGGAATCCTTGCTCTGTGGTGCAAACACCCATCGCCTCACATCGCGTAAAATTTGCGAAAGGCTCAGTGCCACCATTGCCTGCATAATCTTTGTTTTTCAATTCCATAAGATTACGGGCTTCTTGACAAATAGTTTCATGATTTTTTAGTAATTCATCCCGAGTCATTATCTTGCGTCCCTTCCTGTATTTCGCGGCATATGATAACCATTTTCTAAAAAGAATTCAAACTCTTCTTCTCGTCCTTCACGGATCTTGTCTGAGAATTTTGCATCAGGATCTACCCAACAATCCTCATGACAGAACATTTCACTGCTTTTTTCTGTGCGATGGTTGTTGTATCCATAAACGTACTTCAAAGTCCACACCATTTTTCCATCTGGTTGTATTTCGTTTATCAGCGTATGGGCATTAACTTTCTCTTTGAGATATCCCTGACTGTCGCAGACATAGTAGAGGTTCAATTTCACTTTTCACCCCGTTCCCATGCGTTTAGTCTTTCGATAAGCCAAGTTACATTTCCAATATCAACTGCATGATTATTGCCGATGTAAAATCCATTTTGATGAATCAGTTTTGCATTTTTATCATGTCGATACTGATTCACACGATCCATGAATGGATGTTCGTACAGATTACCTGCGATGATTGGTCGCGTTTCGACACCCTGAGACTCAAGATATTTTCTAAGTGAGAGTGTGTCTTCTCGCGTTGTCTTTGTGATTACGGGAAAGCAGAAACTACTGTTACCTTCAAGTTTAAAGTCTGCGTAAAATTTATCTTTGCTCAGACCTTTTGCAAACACTTCAAAGTTCTTTCTGCGAATGTCGTTATGTTTATCCAGTTGTCTCAACTGCATTTGACCAAGCACAGCATTAAAATCAGTTGATCTCATGTTGTAACCCGGAACCATGAAGGTAAAGTTTTCATCAACCTTTTGATCTTTATACTTTGTCTGCAAGTATGGTGGCAACTCTCTCAGCAAGCCATGTGAGCGAATCAAAAGAAGTTTTTCATATACCTCTTCGTCATCTGTGCAAACCATACCACCCTCAATCGTGGTCATGTGATGACCATAATAAAAGGAGAATGATGAAGCCCGTCCGAAGTTGCCAATCTTTTTGCCGCTGAAAGTCGCACCATGCGATTCACAGCAATCCTCAAGAATAGTAATATTGTTTTCATCACACAGATGAATAAGTTGGTCACTCATAGAGTTGAAGCCAAGAAGGTGTGCAAGAAAAAGAAACTTAGGTCTTGCTCCAAAAGATCTTTTGTGTTGTAACAAAATCTCCTTGAAACTATCAAGACACAGATTCATATTCGGAATCGTCACATCACACAATTGAAGTTCCTGCCCTGCCATCATGATGGGAGATACCGTGGTTGCCCAAGTTGTCGCAGGTGCGAGCCAAAGATGATTCGTATTGCTATGTAACTCTTTCATTGCCTGTACGATCAGAAAGTTTGCGGACGAACCAGAATTACAAAATACGGAATACTTACAACCTTGCCACTCACTCCACTGCTCTTCGAATCTACGAACTTCGTCACCTTGAGAAAAGCGATCTGCCAACAAAACAAAGTCCGACAAACGTTGTCGTTGGGCAGGAGTAATCGCATTGTTCATTAGTTTCCAAGACTTCATTTTCTGACATCTCCATAATTTTTTCTAAACCAGTCAACTGTTTCTTTGATGCCATCCTCAAGTTGTGTAAACTGAAAATTTGGCAAAAGACTTTTGAACTTAGAGTTGTCTGATGGCTTTCTGTGCTGACCTCTCGGCTTAGTAGAATCGTACACGATACTTCCGTTTAAGTCAAACGCTTTTGTAATATAATTAACTGCTTCCACGATTGAGTGTTCCTTATCTGGTGAAACAATTAGTGCCTCATCATCTTCGTAGTTTTCCAAAGTCCAATCAATAATTTTACCCAAGTCTTTATTGTAGATAAACTCACGCAGAGCGAGTCCATCACCCCAAACTTCAAGATCCCCTTCATATTGTTTTGCAATATGACATTTGTGAATCAGACCGGGAATGACATGTGAACTTTTAAGATTATAGTTGTCACCGATTCCATACACATTACACGGAACAATGTTTACAATTTTCATCCCGTACTGATCTCGATAGGATCTTGCGTTGATTTCTGTCATACGTTTTGCGTAGCCATAACCATAGTTTGACTGATGTGGTTCACCCATATGGATTTGATCTGTTGTCAGTGGATACGTTGCCTTGTCTGGGAAGATACAAGTTGACAAAAGGCAAACAATTTTCTCGACACCACACAGACGAGATGCCTCGATAATGTTTAGAGTCATCTGCATGTTTTCATAGAAAAACTCACCCAACTTGTCCATGTTTTCTTGGACACCACCAACTCTTGCTGCACAATGAACAACATTTTTAATCTTATTGTCCCTCATGTATTCAAGAGTTTGATCAAAGTTTAGTAAGTTAACTTCTAATGATCTGGGTCTGTGCTTCCCTTTAACACAAGAACCAACCAAACCATTACCGCCGGTGATAAAAATACTTTCTTCTGGAATACTCACAGAACCCTCCAATCATCTCGATAAATGCTTTCATAGTTTACGATAGAGTTTGGCATGAACCACTCTTTTGGTGCAAATGTTTTTTTCTCTTTGCCAAGATATGATCCCCACCATGAAAAAGAACTGTTTGCCATGATAACCTCATCGCACATTGACATGAGATACATTTCAAATACCTCATCATCGTTTGGAAAAATCATATTTTTTTCTGGGAAGTTCGACGCGAACCACTCAGTGGCAAAGTCAACGTCATTACTCATCACAAAAAATGTTTCAGCGTTGGACTCATTTACTGCGTCTTGGTAGTAATTAGTTTCCACTAAATTGACAAAAACATCCTTGTAGTTGAGATAGTCCCCTCGCCGCATGTGAATAGAGCAACAGGGTTTAGATAACTCTTCTCCATATTTTTCTTTGATTCTTTTTTCAGTTTGTGGATCAGCACAAAATAATTCTTTGATTTCACTAGCACAATCTTTAAAATAATGCTCAGACTGCCAATATCCATCAAACATAAACTGCTCTAGACCATCGGGGATGTCCATCAACTGAAAGTCAGTCTCGTTTTGTTTGACATGCCTTCCTTCAAAATCGGCAATCATTCCAGAGGTATCAAGATTTCTAAAAACAGTTTCAAGGTAAGGACCGCAAACATTGGTTTGTCTTAGTTCAGGAAAAACTGGCTTCAAATTGTTTCTCTTGGCATACGCATACGCCATAGAAATTTGAAACATTTGGTTTGCCAATCCAAAATGATCTGGATAAACACCTCTTTTCAACCTACCTACGATTTTTTTCATCCAATACCCGTGCTTCCAAACCCACCTTTGCGACTAGTTTTTTCCTGTGGGGCTTCATTGACCTCGGTAAAGTCAGTTGAGAGATTTTTCAAGAGTTCACACTGTGCCACTCTATCACCGTCGTTGATATGAAAAATTTTATCGGTATTATTAACCATCGGCACAAAAACCTCTTTAACGTAATCAGAGTCAATAATGCCCTCAGAGACAGACAACCCAATACCTTTTATCGCAGCCCATGACGAACGTGTGTGGATGCGAACGGAATAACCCTCGGGGATATCCATAATTAGTCCCGTGGGAACAAGTACCCGCTCTTTTGGATTCAATTTTAAGGGTTTATCGACGCAAGCATAAAGATCATAACAAGCCGCTCCTGCTGTTGCTTGGTATGGAAGTTTTGCCTTTTCAGATAGTTTAAAACACCCAACATTTTGGGGAAATTTGATCACTGCATTCATAATAAAAATAATCCTTAAACTTGAAGAGTTTCTGTTGTATCTGCACTCTTCTGAATAATTATAGTCTGTGGTTCCTGTAAGTAAACTGTAATCTTCGAATCATCTGATTTTTGTATTACTAAATTTTCTTGATCGCCGCTTACAACCACATCAACAGGATCTTCTATCTCCAAGATATTGTTTGAGTCTAATCCTGTGATTGTTGAATCAACCAGAGTTTCTATACTCAGTAGATTCATCGTGTTACGTTTTCTCTTGCTCTGAATGGACCCTCGATTAACCTTGTAATCGTGTCACCCGTGATCAATTCTAAATCATAAAAGTTTCTACCAGACGGAAGATTCGCAGATGTTACAGGATCAAATTGAATAAAAATACCACCCGAGGTTCCGGTTGCACCTGTGGAGGATGCGTTCAGTTTGATATCACCAGTGCCTCCGACACCAGAGCCGATTGTAAACTCTCCGGTAGAGCCACCCCCAGTCACTCCGCCACTGTGAACCACTCCACTGACTCCGTTCATGGTTGCACCAGTAATAAAAAGGGCAACGCCAGAGTCGTTTGGACTACGACGAACTTGCATCCTCGCAGTGTAATTGTTGAGGTCAATCACCGATCCAGATGAATCTTTATACAAAGCAAAAAGTTTAAAAGTTGTGCCTTTATCATGATTGATAGTGTATTCGGTAGCCATGTGATTCTCCTATCCTATTTAGGAAACTGAAACAAACTCAAAATCTTCGTTTTGGATCGCACCCATATTCATACTGCCTGCTCCGGCTTTCTTGTAAAGTGCAGAGTCTCTGCGAATTCGATAGTCTTGGTTTGCATAATCTACAAAATCTGTTGTTGCAACTGCGGTGACTG